AGGATTTCATGACGACACCTGGATAGCCAGTTTGGAAAACAAACTGCGTAAAACCACCGACGATGTGGTCATATCAGACTGCAGATTTCCAAACGAAATTGATGCTATCAAATCTGCCGGCGGTGTTGTGGTGCGTGTGCATCGTGGGCCCGATCCTGAGTGGTATGAATCGGCGGTAGCTGCAAATCAACAGGTGCAATCTGCCATGTCTTATATGCTGGCACAAAATGTGCACCGTTCAGAATGGGCCTGGATTGGCACTCAATTCAACGCTGTTGTAGACAATAATACCACCATGGATCATCTTTACGCACAGCTCAACGATCTGGTTCAAGATCTCCAGGTCTCCATGTCAAATCACTCTTAGCAATTTCTATCACGCAGTTTTGACACACAGTTTTTAAATTGCGTAGTGTGTTGTTGTTGAGATTGCCGTCTGTGTGACAAACCAACAGTTGTACAGAATATTTTGCACGAAAGCCACAGCGATCGCAGGTAATTTTTTTCTTGTAACCTGCTGTTTTCCATCTAGGATCTACCGGTTTGAGTCTGCGGCCGCGCCGGATGCAGTGCTCACATAAACGTCGGTACTGTATACTGTCAGCACGGTGATAAGCCACAGCTCTAAATCGTTGATTGCAGGCCATACACATGGGTCTCATGGGTGTATTTACCCTTAACCCTACCCAGTAGGGACGCAATCACAGCTTGTTTTTGCCTTTTTCCATAAATATCTTTAACTAGAAAAAGGAATTACCATGGCACTAATATCCCCAGGCGTAGAAGTCACAATCATTGACGAAAGTCAGTATATCCCTTCTGCTACCAATTCGGTACCTTATATTTTGTTAGCCACAGCACAGAACAAAATCAGCGGCGCCGGAGTTGGAGTGGCTGCTGGTACTCTTGCTGCCGACGCCAACAAAGTCAGGCTCATGACCAGCCAGCGAGATCTATTGGCCACATATGGCAATCCTTTCTTTTACAAGACCACCGCTGGGACACCCATCAACGGATACGAACTCAACGAATATGGGTTGTTGGCTGCTTTCAGTGCCCTGGGCGTATCCAATCGTTGTTATATACAACGTGTGGACATTGACCTGGCAGAACTCACAGCCACCCTGGTCCGCCCAACTGGAAATCCTGACGATGGAACATACTGGTTAAATACTGCCAGCACGGCCTGGGGAATTTTTCAATGGAATCTAGTAACTGGTGCGTTCGCAAACCAGGTTCCATTGGTGATCACCGATACTGCCAATTTAGAATCTGGCAGCACAGTACCATTGCAAAGCATTGGCACCATAGGCGACTATGCAGTGGTGACTACCAGCACCCAGAATCCCATTTACTACAAGCGTGGAGGTCCTATATACCCCACACAAACCAGCGACGTGACCCTGGGCGATTTGTACAATACCTGGGTATTGATTGGAACCGATGACTGGAAAACAGCATGGCCCACAGTGCAAGGCACTTTGGCACCCACCAGTCTGACAGCAGGCAACAGTATCACGATCAATGATACTCCTATATCTGTTCCTATTGCTCCAGACAACACTGTTGATGGACTCAGTGATGCTATCAATTCAGCCGGTATCACCGGAGTGTATTCCGCAGTGATCGGCGGCTCTCTACAACTTTATGCTGACAGCACAGCCACCAATGATGGCAGTACCGCAGGTGAAGGTATTGTAGCAATCGCAAATCAAAATGGCAATCCATTGGCCACGTTGGGCATCACGTCTGGCGAATATCTAGCTCCAGATTATCTGGCTCAATACAGCTACAATGCTCCACGTTGGGGCTCTACACAGACCAACCCACGTCCTACTGGATCAATTTGGCAGAAAATCAACAATGTGAATTTGGGAACCAACCTTGTGGTAGAAAGATTCAACAGCACACTTGGCACCTTTGTTCAACAAGCCTGCCCGGTTTACTTTAATGATGCCTATGCTAATTATGGACTAGACCCCAGCGGTGGCGGCGGCAACATTCCAGCTGGCGCAACCTATGCCCAAGTAGATGTTTTGGCCAACAGTACCAGCACTTTTACTATCTATGAAAAGTTTGCGACAGGATCTACCATAATCACTGGAAACAACAGTACACCAGGTCCGTTCACAGTTGGCAACACATTTACTATTGCCTATTCACAAACCGGAGTGCAACCAACCTCTACTGTGACGTTTTCCACACCAGTAACTGCAACCATTGGCGGTACAGGTACAGCATCTGATTTTGTTTCTGCAGTAAGTGCCGCGGTTGGTTTAAATGCTCCTGTTAGTGCTACAATTGCCAGCGATGGTAGTATCGTAATGATCCACGGCCAGGGCGGCAGCATACAGTTGATCAATACCCTTGGCACTCCTATCACCACAGCCGGATTTACTACCGCAGTTCGTGGAGTAAAAACCAACTATGTCAATGGTGCTGCCTCTGGAGTGGTATTGAGCAATTGGGTTGGAACTCCAACATTTACCTATACTGCCAGTGCTACTGCACCAGACCAAGACCCAGCCAACGGACGTCAATGGTATTACAGTGCAGCCACCACAGGCAGTGCAGATATCATGATCCAAGATGATGGTATTTGGCAAGGTTATCAAAACGTCACCAATGATGTACGCGGCGACGACCTCAGTCTTACCAATGCCACAGGACCAATTTTTAGTACAACAGCTCCGCTGACACAGACCAACGAAAGTCAAAGTCCCCTGGCCTATGGTGACCTTTGGATCAACACCGGTGATTTAGAAAATTATCCAGTGATCAGTCGTTGGAGCAGTGTGGATGAAGTAGATCAATGGCTGTTGATTGACAACACCGATCAAACCACACAAAGCGGAATCCTATTTGCAGATGCACGCTGGGCCCCCAATGGTACAACCAATCCCATCAGTGATCCTATTCCAACTGTGGTGAGCTTGTTGACCAGTAACTATCTGGATCTTGATGCACCAGATCCTAGCTTGTATCCACAAGGAACCCTGTTGTGGAACACACGTCGCAGTGGATTCAATGTCAAGGCATTCCAGGTTGATTATTTCAATGCAACAGATTATCCTGATACCACATTGCCTGCAGAAACCAATGCCTGGGTCACACAAAATCCAGTCAAGACCGACGGTAGCCCATACATGGGCCGCCAGTCACAACGTGTACAGATTGTTCAAGCTCTCAGAGCTGGTATTGACACCAGTACCACTGCAAGAGAAGAGCAATTGGTCTATAACTTGATCAGTTGCCCACAGTACCCAGAATTATTGCCCAACATGGTGGCACTCAACAACGAACGCAACAACACAGCATTTGTCATAGCAGACACACCGTTGCGCCTGGCTCCAGAAGATATTTTGGTCTGGGCCAACAACAACAATGGACTGGGACTCAGCTCAGGAGACGGATTCTTGACACGTGATGTGTATGCCGGCGTATTTTATCCAAGTTGCCAGACCACTGATACCACTGGTTCTCTAGTGGTACAGCCACCCAGCCATATGATGATCCGAACAATCATCCGCAACGACGAAGTGGCATTTCCATGGTTGGCACCAGCAGGAACACGTCGTGGTGTGATAGACAATGCTGTACAAATTGGTTACATTAATGTTGCCACTGGTGAATTTGAAAGCCTGGGAGTTCGTCAAGGACTACGTGATACCTTGTACGAAAACAGTATCAATCCTATCACTTTCATACCTGGAGTAGGTATCACCAATTTTGGTAACAAGACCACTACCACATTGACCAGTGCCTTGGATCGTATCAACGTGGCACGTTTGATAGCATTCATACGTGGTCGCTTGGAAGTCATTGGCAAACAGTTCTTGTTTGAACCCAATGACCAAATCACACGCAATGAAATTAGAAATGTTATTGATAGCTTAATGATTGATTTGGTGGCCAAACGCGGTATCTATGACTACCTGGTAATCTGTGATCTTAGCAACAACACACCAGCACGCATTGATCGTAACGAACTATATGTGGATATTGCTATTGAACCAGTCAAGGCTGTAGAATTTATCTACATACCGGTTCGTATCAAGAACACAGGAGAAATTGCTGCAGGTGCAGCGGTCTAATAGGAAACAATCAGGGTTTATACCACCCTGATTTTTCAGACCCAAGCTACCATAAATAACAGTACACAGGAGATAACAAATGGCCGTTTCATCGCTCAGTAGAATGACAGTGCCTTTGGCAAGTGACCAAAGTAGCCCAGTCCAAGGTTTATTAATGCCCAAGCTCAAGTATCGCTTTAGAGTGATATTTGAAAATATTGGCGTGAGTACACCCCGTACAGAATTAACCAAACAAGTCATGGACTTTACACGTCCAACTGTGAGTTTTGAAGCCATTGATGTTCCAATCTACAACAGTACTATCAAGTTGGCCGGCAAATATTCGTGGGGCGATCTCACTTGCCAAGTTCGCGACGATGCAGGCGGACTAGTCAGCAGGTTGGTCGGCGAGCAACTACAGAAGCAGTTGGATTTCATGGAGCAGAGCAGTGCTGCTGCTGGCATTGATTACAAGTTCCTTACACGCTTTGAAGTTCTGGACGGCGGCAACGGTGCCAACGAACCCATAGCATTAGAAACTTGGGAGATCTACGGTTGCTATCTCAGCGAAGTCAACTACGGAAGCATGGACTACGGTACCAGCGAAGTAGCCACAATCAGCATGACCATACGCTTTGATAATGCAGTTCAAACTCCGGTCGGCAGTGGAGTTGGCGCTGTTGTTGCAAGAACCGTCGGCGATGTAGCTACAGGCTAAAGCTCATGAGCTTTGGCCAGGATTTTTTACAAGGGTTTTTTACACCCGACGGGCTGAAAGATTATGCCCACGCCGCCAAGACATTTCGTACCAACGGATACGAACTCAGTCCCCGGACCAAGTTCCTCTTCCATGTTTTCTTCAACATCAACACTGGACAGATTCCAGCCTTGCAAAACGTGTTTGGCAATGGCGATGTGGTCAGTGTGGGACTCATGGTCAAGACAGCACAGTTGCCGACCTACACAGTCAGCATTGACACAATGAATCAGTACAATCGTAAACGTCTGATTCAAAGCAAAATACAATACAATCCAGTACAGATAGTGTTCAATGACGATCAAGGTGACTTGATTCGCAACATGTGGTACAACTATTTCAGTTATTACTACAAAGATCCCAGCCAAAAATATCAAGGCAACCCTACCATCGATGGTACCATTGGCGCCTTGCAGACTTTGCAAAATGGATTTGGTTACAACACTAGAGATACCTACAGCGGAGATCGTCAGGTCAATGATTGGGGTTACATTGGAGAAAGCTACAACGACGGCACCAAAAATATTGGCGCCGGCAAAGACGGAGGCAAGCCACCTTTCTTCAGAGACATAACCATATATGGACTCAGCCAGAAAAAGTTTGCAAGCTATACCTTGATCAATCCCATGATCAAAGAATGGCAACATGACATGTATGATTACAGTGCTGGCAACGGCATTATGACCAATACCATGACCATAGAGTATGAAACAGTCAAGTACGGGCAAGGCGCAGTGGGCGGAGCGACTCCCAGCAATGCTGTGGTGGGATTTGGTGATCCAGCTCATTACGACACTGTGAAAAGTGCTCTAGCTCGTCCTGGGGCCACTGCCACAGTGTTTGGACAAGGCGGACTGGTCGATGCCATTGAAGGCACATTTGATGACTTGGCCCTGTTGGCCGACGGCAGAGGCGGAGTGCAGAATATCCTAGGAGCCATACAAAAAGCTGGCACTGTCAATCAAACTTTTAAAAATAAAAATCTTAGAAGCATTGTGGATCTAGAAGTCAGACAGGCCTCCAAGGACATATTGCGAGCTTCCTTGCCTGGGGCTGTGCGTGTGGCAGTCAACACAGCCAACGGCATGTTGTTTCCTAAACCACCTGTGAGATAATCATGGGCTCCGTTAACAGTTACAATCCACGAGTTGATCTGACTGTACAAATTTTTGATCGTTTCTACGAGTACGAAGCCACAGTATCGTCCTTGGAATATGATGCGGTGTTCAGTTTTTTCCGCAGTGTGTTTGGCACAGCCGATGCCGCTGGTAACTTTACAGTGACCTTGTTTCGCATAGCAGAACAAAGTGATATTCCTGTGATGGATTTGTTACAACAGTTTGAAGGAATGGGAGTTCCAGAACTTACCTTGACTTTGAGTTACTATCTCAATGGATTAAGAAGCAGCAGTACCATGTTGGGTCTGAATGCACCGTTGACACCAAATTTCTATGTGGCTAGAAACGTGCGAGCATGAGCAAGTTTGCACAAGGACCTTATACCGTTAAAAATGCTGCCAAGTATGTGGGCAAAGGCACGCCCAGATATAGGTCGGGCTGGGAGCATGCATTCATGCGTTTTCTTGACAACAATGACCACGTGGTCAACTGGGCCAGTGAAAGCCTTAGTATACCTTACCGCAATCCTGTGACTGGCAAACAGAGCATGTATGTGCCGGACTTCCTGATCACCTACAGAAACAAAAACAACCAGCTCATAGCCGAACTGGTGGAAATCAAACCCAAAAAACAAAGCGTGATCGAAAGCAAGATGAGCGCCAGAGAAGGTGCTGTAGTAGCTGTGAACTATGCCAAATGGGACGCTGCTACCAAATGGGCTCGCCGCAACGGACTCACATTCAGAGTTATCACCGAAGACGATATGTTCCGTAACGGCAACAAATAAGCCCGGTAAATACGGTATGACACGACGCTTAGAAGAGTTGTTTGATCTGCCTCCTACTTCAGAAGAAATAGATTCAGCTGTGCCCGCCTTGCCCGAAACACGCATGAGCCTGGCCGAACTGGATTCAACCATTGACAAAATAGATGCGGCCCTGCCGGCTGTGCGTGATCTAGACGCCAGCGACCGAGAAATGGACGATCTAGCAGACATGGCCAAAAGCAGCTACAATGATCTCATGGATCTGGGCATGCAGGTCGATTCGAGATTTGCCAGTGAAATTTTTGGTGTGGCCAGCAACATGTTGGGTCATGCCATAACAGCCAAAACAGCCAAACTCAACAAAAAGCTCAAAATGATTGATCTCCAGTTGAAAAAAGCACGCATGGACCAGGATCGCAACAAGGATGAACCTGTAGACACAGCACACGGCGAAGTA